CCGACCCTGACGAAATAAGGCATACACAAAAGCTTTTAGGGCATACATCACCTTATATCATTCCTATTTTTAACTTGGAGAAACTCTCTGATAACCTTGCAATCCTAGATATGCCCAATGCTATGGAGCTAGATAATGCAGAAAAAGATATGATAGGGCAAGCTGGTTCTGCTGCTGAAGATTATATTGTGTATGACCAGGAAGATGCTTTAGAAAAAATACCGGAACAGCTACATAGTTTTGTTATAGGAATTAAAAGAGCATTTTTACAGGCCGGTATCGAACCAGATGAGATTGATTGGTCTCCTTACAATGTTATGAAATATAGAGGAAAATACGTCCTGGTTGATGTATAAAACTTGATTCATATATATTTATAATAGAATAGTTACAACAAAACCAGTATATGTCAGAATTTAAAATGCCAACAGAGGTAGTTGACCTTCCATCTAAAGGCTTACTCTACCCAGAATCCAACCCATTATCATCAGGTAAACTTGAGATGAAGTATATGACTGCTAAGGAGGAGGATATCCTTACTAACCAGTCTTACATTCAAAACGGAACTGTGATTGATAAACTTCTGCAGTCTTTAATAGTTTCTAAAATAGACTATAATGATTTAATAGTAGGAGATAAAAATGCAATCATGGTAGCAGCCAGAGTATTGGGTTATGGATCAGAATATAAATTCCTGTATAACGGGGAAAGCCATACAGTAGACCTTTCTACAGTAGGTAATAAGCCTTTTAATGAGTCTTTAGTAACTAGGGGTATAAACGAATTTACTTACAAGCTTCCGGTTACAGACAACACTATAACCTTTAAACTTTTAACCCACGGTGATGAAATGAAAATCAACCAGGAGATCCAAGGTTATAAAAAAATCAATAAAGATGCATCTCCAGAACTTTCAACTAGGTTAAAATATATGATTACCTCGGTTAATGGACAGAGGGATCAGAAAGTAATTAGAGATTTTGTAGATAATGGATTACTGGCTAGAGATTCTAGAGCCTTGAGAGAATATATCCGTCAGATTCAACCAGATGTTGATCTAAGTTACGTACTGCCTTCCGGACAGTCAATCGATTTACCGATTAATCTTTCCTTTTTTTGGCCTGACGCCTGACAATAGCAGTCAGGCAAGGATGTTCCTGTTTTCCGAGATTCACGAAATTGTGTTTCACGGCCAGGGAGGGTATGATTGGCACTCAGTCTATAGTATGCCTATATGGCTTAGGAAATTTACCTACACAAAAATTGCTGAACATTATAAAAGCCAGAATGAGCAGATGAAAGCTGCTTCCTCGGGTAAAAATTCTAACAAGACTACCTTAATGGATTCTGAAGGCAATGTTAATAAGGCAGAAGCTTTTAAACTGAACCCCGGTAAGGTACAATACAAGTAATTAAACTATTTATACCTATAAGGTATGACAGATGCTATTGATAGAAAAGTCGAAGAAATTATAAAAAGACTCAGTGAATCCCGAGATATTGTACAATATTTTCAGGACATTGCAAGGCTTACTTCACTTACATCTGAAGATGCTAAAGCCTTACAGACTGCTTTAAAGAATGTTGCTGCTAGCTCTAAAGAGGTTTTAGGAAACTTTCAGGATGTTAGCCGTGGTTTAAAATCAACAACAGAAGCACAGAAAGAATTTGTAAAGTCTCGAAAAGCCCAGCAAAAACTCACAATCGAGATTAACAAACAGTTAAGCAATCAAGGCTTTACTCAAGAGCAAATTCGTGAAATTTTAGCCAAAACCCAGACTGAAAGAGAACAATACCTATACACCACTAGTGCTGCACTGGATTACGATATTGCAACTGTAGTTGCTTTGGCTGATGCTTACGATTTACAGAAAGAAAATACAGAACAAGCAAGAGAGAATCTAAAGATTGCTCAAAACTACAATAAGTCCTTAGGTCTTGCCGGAGGTATAGTTGGAGGTATAGGAGAAGGTCTTAAAAAATTAGGTTTTGATTTTGGTATAGTTAATGATGCCTTAACAGAATCTAAGGATGCTATGATTGACCTAGCCGACGAGTTAACCGACGGCGGTAGCATGGCAGCAACTTTAGGTCAGAAATTTAAGATAGCCGGTCAAGGAGCTGCTACACTAGGCAAAAATTTAGTTAAAGGATTAGCAGATCCTGTATTTTTAGGAGAGCAACTAGTAAGTGCATTAGTAGCTGTTGATGATCAAGCAGGTAAAATTGCTAAGAACTTTGGAATATCTTATGATCAAGCTCTAGGAATAACCTCAGAATTAACTCAAGCAGCAAATACTGCATACTTACTTAATGTTAGTACAGCCGGACTTGGAGATGCTTTTATTGATATTAATAATAGGTACGGTACTTTTGCTCAAATTAGTCAAGAGAACTTAGAAACCTTCCAGCAGTTAAAAGACACTGTCGGGTTAACAGCAGAAACTTTAGGAGCTCTTTCTGATATTAGTGTAGTTACCGGACAAAATACTGAGGATGTTACCAAAAACTTCTTAGGACAAGCCAAGGCTCTAGCACTTCAGAATAACCTAGCATTAAACGAAAGGGAAATTTTAGAGTCCATCAGTCAGGTTTCTAAAGCAACTTTACTTTCTATTGGTGCACAGCCTAATGCCCTAGCTAAGGCAATAGTTCAAGCAAAGGCTTTAGGTTTAACTTTAGAAGAGGTTGCAAGTATAAGCAATTCTCTTCTACAATTTGAAGATTCAATAACATCAGAACTTGAAGCCGAACTACTAGTAGGTAAGGACCTTACTCTAGAAAAAGCAAGACAAGCGGCTTTAAATAACGACCTAGCAACAGTCTCAGAGGAGATTGCAAAACAAGTAGGTACTGCAGCTGATTTTGCTGCAATGAATGTTTTACAGCAAGAGGCTTTAGCCAAAGCTGTAGGATTGAGTAGAGAGGACCTAGCTAAGTCTTTAATGGAGAGAGAGGCTCTAGCAAAACTAGGAGCTGTAGAAGGAAATCTTCAAGAAGAATATAATAAATTAGTAGCCCAAGGTTTATCTCAAGATGAGATTGCTAATAAACTAGGAAATGAATCTTTAGCTAATATGCTACAGACTCAAACAGTACAGGAACGGTTTAATGCAGCAATAACAAAACTACAGGATTTATTTGTAGGACTAGCAGAACCAATCTTAAAAATAGTATCACCCTTGGTTGATTTAGTCACCAACGTATTACCGGCTATTAATTTCTTGTTATCCCCGTTAATCGCAGGTTTTGACCTAATTGGACAAGGCATAGGTTACCTAGTACAGGGACTTAGGGATAGCATACCTCTAACCATTGCTCTGGCAGGAGTTACTGCCATACTAGCACGTCGGGCTTTAGCAACAGCCATAAGTAATATCTTTGCTTCTTCTGCATTAGGAGGGCCTGTAGGACTGGCTTTAGGAGGTATAGCAGTTGCTGGACTTTTAAGCATGCTGGCTGCAAGTGCTACATCGATAAAGGACGGTATGATTTCCCCAGATGGAGGTTTGATTGTATCAGGTCCAAAAGGAACATATTCTTTAGATCGGGGAGATACAGTAGTTGCCGGAACCGGTATAGGACAGTCGGCTGCAGCAGCCAGACAAGGAGGACTTTCTGGAGATGCTGTTATGCAGGAATTGAAAAATATGACCGGATTACTCAGCAAAATTAACCAGAAAGAAGGTACAGTACGTATTGGAACTACAGCAGCAGGAACAGCCTTTGCTGTCGGTACTTCTAAACTACAATAACCAAATATTTATAATAAATTAAAAGACCATGGGACTATTAGATAAACTTCAAGGACAAGGTTCAGTACTTGCTCAGTATGACGGTAAGACTCCACCACAGTTTCAGAATGTAGCCAAACAATCAAAGCTTCATAATGAATATTCAATTAATGGAAATCCAAGATTACCAGGCAACCCACAACCTTCTACTTTAGACTGGGATGGTAAAACACCAACTATTATCGGCAAATTTCCTTATTTAGATAACCTACCTGAATAATGGCATTAATCGACCTGCAAACTGACCTTAAGTCGTTAAAATACGGCAAGGACAGGATAGGTGGAGGATCAAGCAATCAACCGTTTGTTCAAAAACCTATACCTGACAGCTTCAGTGCGGTCGGAAATACCGGAGGGTTGGATGTACTAACTAGAGGAGGTACTCTGGCTATCAGCAGAACAGCTGATGATGTTTCTAGGTTAACCAAGCTACTATTAACCGGTAATACATTCCAGGGTCCTTTTTTTACTATTAAGCAAAATGTACTTTCAAGACAGGGAGTACAAACTCAAACCAGTCCCAAAGGTTTAAATGAGGGAGCTTATTTACCTACTAATACTTTAGCACAGGTTGCAGTTTCAGCAACCGGTCTTCATTTTAATAAACAAGGTAAAAATCCAATACCAGGAGCACCGGGAAGTTTAACCGCCTATTCAGATATAATAGAGGGTAATTTTTTTAGCCCTGGCATTAAGTCTTTAGAGAATAACAGACTTTTAAAATTTACAGATAATTTTGTAAATAAAAAAACCTTAAATAATACCTTATATTCATACCCAGGAGGACCCGGATCTATTTTAGGATTAGGTTTAACAAACATTAATATCCCGGATGATCAAAGAACCGGTGTTAATACTGCCGGAAGTACTTTAGATGGGTATTTTGGAAAAGATGGAATTAAAAACCCATTATACGAAACTTACGATTTACTAGCACCGCCGGATATTGAAATACCTTCAAACGTACCGGAGTATATAGTAAATCCAATACCGGCTTTAAAGTATAAGTCTTTTGTTAATCCTAGACAGCTGGATATTGATTATCGCAGATACCTTTCATTAAGTTATAATGCCGGACTGGCAGATAAACAATCTGAGCAGGTCCGTAATAATTTAGTTATTGGAAGCAACAAGCTAGTTACTTTAAAAACAGCACCATCTGGAACCTGGGCTTCTGGTATAGATCAGAATGCAAACTCAAAGTATGCAAAAGAAAATAAACTAGACAGGACTTTATATCAACCAATATCAGGTCCTTTAACATCTACTAGAATTCAAATTGAAAATAGTAGCATTGAATTTGATTTTACATCTAGACCTACTGAGGATTTAGAACTAGGAGGCAGAAATCAGGAAGAGATTTTAGATAACTTAGAATCCTTTACCTACACCCAGCAGGAACTTAAAGATGCACCTAGTTATAGAACCGCCGGACAAATTCAAGACTTTAGAACTGCTTTTAGAAATAGGGGAAATGATGCAAAAGCAGTCGGTGCTGACGTACTAGCACCTTCTTACACTGAAGAGAATATTGAACAACGGGTTCATTTAGGAGATCCTGGACTAAAGGGTAATGTAAGCGACTACACTAAAGGTAAGGTTAGTTTAGTAACCGGTCAAAATTTAGGAGCTTTAGATACTATAAATGCACTTCCTTTATACCAATCAGCTAATGTTGCACAAGATAGTGAAAAAGACGTTAACGACTTAGTTAAGTTTAGAATAGCTGTTCTTGATTCCGGAGGAAGCAATAGAAAAACCTTTATTCATTTCAGAGCATTCTTAGACGGTATTACCGACAATTACAGTTCAGAATGGACTCCCCACCGTTATGTAGGTAGAGGAGAAAATTTTTGGACATACCAAGGATTTGATAGAAGCATTTCTTTAGGGTGGACAGTATATGCTCAATCTAGGGAAGAGCTTATACCAATGTATAAGAAACTAAATTACCTAGCCTCAAGCCTGGCTCCTGATTATAATAATGGATTTATGAGAGGGGTTTTATGCCAGTTAACAATCGGAGGTTATGTTTACGAACAGCCCGGGTTTGTTAAAGGCCTGACTTATGAACTTACAGACCAATCGACCTGGGAGATCGGAATAAATGATAAAGGATTTACAGATCCTGAAAACAGAGGAGATGATTTAGTAAAAGAATTGCCACACATGATTAAAGTATCTGGATTCCAATTCACACCAATACATACATTTATCCCAGAACTACAAAAAAATACTTACGCAGCAGACGGAAACGTTGCAACTTTTGGAAATCAACGCTATATTGCACTTAACAACGGATACAATAACAATTATAGCAGTTAATGAATAGATACCAAAATATACCAGAAACAAAATATAACGGTAAGCGGGCCTATCAAACAGTTCGCTATCCGGAGATACCTTTTGATGAAAACGACATTTACGTGATCGTCTCAGAAGAAGGTCGTTTTGATAATCTAGCCCAGCAATACTACGGAGATAGTTCACTATGGTGGGTTATTTCAATTGCTAATAGAAACTTACCTCAAAACTCACTTACACCTCCTTCAGGAACCCAGATTAGAATTCCTTTCAACCCAGTAGATGTAGTAAATACATTCAATCAAATAAACTCATAATATGGGAAATATTATAGGAGAAGGTTTTAAAGACTACGTAATAGATCAAATTAACGTACGGCAGAAGAAATTAGCTCTACAGGAAAGAAATACACAGACCTTATTAGAACAAAATGCTAAATCTGCCTGGATTAAATTAACATCCTCTATTCTGGTATCTGAAAGAGCAAAGTTCGATGTACCATCTGGGATTGATGATATTGCAAAATACTATACTTTATTTGGAGGAACGTCCTTAAACCTAGCACCGTTAGGGGGTTTAGGAGCTTATGACAAATTTGGTTTTGAACAAGGTTACAGGCCAGCACCCGGTATACTTTCTTTAGAAACTAAGAACCGCAACCGAGGATCTGTTAGAGAGACTACTATTCAAATGAGAGCCTACTCAAGGGAGCAGTTCTATTATATAGACCTACTCTACCTTAGACTTGGATATTCAGTCTTAGTTGAATTTGGACATAGTCTTTATTTTGATAATAATGAAAACTTCCAACAGTTTGTAGAATCTAACACAGTAACAGGTGATTTTTTAGGTAATGGAGGATCCAAATACAAAGGAGATCACTATGCATTAATTGATGCAATTGAGAAAAAACGACAAGAGACTGCTGGAAACTATGATGCAGTGTTTGGCCAGATTAGAAACTTTGATTGGTCTTTCACTCCGGACGGTTACTATGATATCACTCTTTCAGTAATTAGTTACGGGGATGTTATTGAATCTTTGAAAGCTAATGTTCAAGCAGACGATGATAGAATAGTATTAACAGAAGAGGAAAAAAAGAATTTAGAAAACACACAATCTGCTTTAGACAAAGCAACAACAGATGCACAGGTTATCGACTTGCTCCGTAACTTAGATGCCATAGGTAACCTAGCCTGGAAGCTCAAAGAAAATTTACTTTTATATAGCGAATCTATACCGGTGCCTAACACCGAGGTGAGTGTAAGACTCCTTAACGGCTCCGACCATGATGCTGTTGGGATAATAGGGTCAGCTTATGGGGATTCTAAAGAAGCTTATTATATCAGGTTTGGGGCACTTTTAAATTACTTATGGGAAAAGGGTATGTTGTATGTAGATACAGATGCTAAAGTCCCCTTACTTAAAGTAGACACAGACGTAGCAAGTAATCTTATTTACAGAACACCTTACACAATATCGGTCAACCCGAGTGTCTGTATTATTAAAACAGAGGTAACTCTTCAAGAAAACGATACACCGGTCACTTATAAAGTATTTAATGAAATACCGGAAGCCGGTAGCTTTATTCCTAAAGCTACAGACCGAGCAACCTACCCAGATGTTGGATTTTTAATGAACGTATATGTTAACCTTGCTTTTCTCTTAAGGCAAGCTTTCGAAATACGTGATAAATCTAACAAAGTAAATTTTTACGACCTTATACAAAAAATCTGCGATGGTATTAGCCAAAGCTTAGGTGGTATTAATACTCTAGAACCTGTAGTGGATGAGCAGGAAAGCCGTCTTTATATTCTAGACCAGCATCCAATACCCTCTATACAGGCCACAGAACGACGATTGGCTGAATTCTCTATCTACGGATTGACCCCCGGAAGCAAAGGAACTTTTGTTACTGATTTTGGTATTAGAACAAGCATTACTAATGCCCTAGCAAGCACAGTAACAATAGGTGCACAAGCTAATGGTGCAGTTAAAGGAGCTGATGCAACTGCATTTGCTACCTGGAACCAAGGACTGGTAGATAGAGTACTTATTAAAAAACAAAATCAAGGCACTTCTGAACAAACAGAAGAAGATTTTAAAAAACTAGAAAGGAAAAATAATAATCTCCGGGAAGAGTATAAAGCATACCTGGAAGGAATAGTAGCATACTCTTGGGATTTGCAAAAAACAGAAGAGATGGGTACTATTATGAACAACATGCTTGAATTTACCGAAGCTGCTTCCGGAATATCAGCTGAAAGTACCAAAGGAGGTTCCTTAGGATTTATACCTATCAACTTAAATCTAACCTTCGACGGACTATCGGGAATGAAAATTTACCAGAGGTTTAAAATAAACCAAGATTTCCTTCCATACAACTACCCAAATACCTTGCAGTTTATCATAACCGGTATAACTCATGAAGTTTTTGATAATAAATGGATAACCAAAATAGATACCAATGTTGTACCGGAGACAGTAACAACTACAGCCGCTCAAGATTTTACAGGAGTCGGTCAAGGGACAAACACAACCGGAACCGGAACAGGGACAGCTACCACACAAAACACAGGAACTCTGGCATGGCCGGTGGGAAGTTCTTCCGGACTTCGTTTGAGACTTAAACGTTTGAAAGATAACGGAGTTCAAACAAGCGGTGAATTACAATTATTAGACAGTGCCGGCAAAGTAATTTACAGTTATGATACAGTAGAAAGACCGTGGAAAGGAAATGCAAGCAGAGTAAGCTGCATACCTCCGGGTACTTACCGGTTTACTAAATCTAAAGCAACCAACAATCCCGGATTAGGAGAGGTGTTACGTCTTAGTGATCCGCCGTACAGGCAAGGAGTTTTAGTACATGTAGGAAACAAGCCTACAGACTCTGAAGGCTGTATCTTACCTCAACTTAAATCCGGAGGATCGAGAGGGGCTATGAAACAGATCATAGATACTTTATATCCCGCCGGAGCAACACCGCAGACTTATACCTTAGAAGTATACGGAGTACCTGGGCAGGCTTATATAGATGTACGTGACGATAGAGTATATCAAAACCCCGGGTTAGAAGGTCCAAGCGTTCAGGAGCAGACCTCAATTAAAAACTATAAATTCTACGTTCAAGAATTAAAATCTATTTTTGAACTGAAGGATGATTTTGGGGACCGGCGAGAACCTTTATTAAAAAGCTTAAAAGGTATTTTGGATGATGATGAAGCTACAGCTGTTCTCCGTATAAAGCAGTTATTTAATATTCAGATATTGACCAACCGACCACGTCCGGTATGGCAAAACAAATTGCCTTTAAGCAGTCTAACCCCAGACCATAAAAAATTATTTGTTTCTGAAATTAATAGACTCAATCAAGTTAAAGGACGTTTTGTTTTTGCAGTACCTACTGCTGAATATGGAAAACCAAATGCCAATGCCCGGTGGTATGATAAAGTAATAGAACTTAATACAAATTTCTAACATTATGGCATACCTACCTAAACACTACGTAAAGACCGGCTTGTTTGCTAACCCAGGGAATTACTTGGAAAGAAACTCTAATCAACCATACTCTGGGCCTTATTACCAAATTGCAACCGGACAGTACTTCACTGGTACTGGACCGCAGGATCCAAACACTGTAGAAATTATACCTTTTGGCGATGCTGAAGCACCAGGAACCGGCTACCAGCAAGTTTCAATAGCTTTTAATTTAGATGTGAAAACTCTAACACCGGGAGAAAGCTCAAACCTAATACAAAACCAACAAGCCTTTCAAATCTCACAACCAAAATTAGTAGATGATTACCTTAAAGTAAAACAGTATTCAGATTCATATTACAATGTACGGATATTACCTTACGGAGTAACTCCTACACCGGATGAAAACGATTACAAGGTAGGGGAGTATATTAGATACTTTTGCAAAAAGGCAAACGAGTTATTATACTTAGAGCTTGACCAGATTCAGTTCACTGCAATTTCACAAAAAGACCCTAAATACTTCTGGGAGCAGTATATAGCATTTTCTTTACCGTGGACCTTAACCGGAGATCCTCAGCAGGTTTTTAAAACCAACCAAGCAATAGTTAAAAGAAGAATACAAAATTTAGGACTGACTAGCTTTGATAAGTACCTACGGCAAGACTACTTAAAATTTTACAAGTAAGTTGGTATCTTAAGCAAGGTTTCGTATATTTAGGCAAAGGTTATGTTTTGGCTAGTAGAAACCCAACAGCAGTTTGAAAGACTCCCTCAGGAATGCTCTCAAGAGCTATTCATGCTCCCGGTTTATAGACACCCAGAAATACACCCAGGCATCTTTGCTCCGTTGTTTCTTTATGTTTATGATCTAAAATACCAGCAAGACTTTATAATTAACTTTTACCATTCAGAAGCACTTACGGTGGATTTACTTTTAGTTAAGGAATGGGTCAAAACAGTAGAAACAGTCTATACACCGGATAGGAAGGCATTTAGTCATTTCTGCTACAGTGAAAATACAAGAGATCTAAACTTAGTTAAGATAGTAGATCTTAAAAAGAATAACCATACAATTAACTACTATACTCAGAAATTTTACGATGATATTGACTTAAACAACATTATACCGTTAGTCAAGCACTTGGAATATTGTCAAGAGGTGTACCAGGCTTATAAACCGGTTATAGAAAAATACACACCTAACACCTACCGCAATGATTTAAGTGATGTTTTCTGGTTTATAGAAAAGAACGCCCTAAAGGTTAATAGTGCCTTTGAAAGATACTTTGAGTTAAAGAGACCCTTTCTATCCCTCTATACTACTTGGATTTTTACACAATACAACCTAAATACAACTACCGGACGTCCTTCTAATACGTTTAATAGTTTAAATTTTGCAGCTTTAAACAAAGATAATGGGTGTAGATCGGTTTTTATTCCTAGGAATGATTTTCTTATGGAAATTGATTTAACAGCCTACCATCCTACTTTAATTGCACAAATAGTTGGGTACGAATCACCAACAGGGGATATTTACGAGGATTTTGCCAGCAAGTATGGGATGGATCGAACAGAAGCTAAAAGCTTAGTCTTTAAACAACTATACGGGAATGTTTTTGACCAATATAAAGATTTTGAATTCTTTCAATTAACAACCTGGTTAATAGAAAAAATCTGGAAGACTTTTGAAACCAAAGGTAAATACGTAGTTATAGAGTCAGGAAAGGTATTCAGTAAGGCTGAATTACCTAATATGAACCCTCAAAAGTTATTTAATTATATAATTCAGCATTGGGAAACTTTCAATAATGTTGCCTTATTGAAGGAAATTCATTATCTTTTGGATAAGAGGGCGAGTAAGGTGGTACTCTACACCTACGATGCAGTACTTCTGGATATAAGTAAACAAGACAAAGAAATAATTAGAGAAATATTAAGCGTATTTGAAAAAAGAAAATTAAAAATTAAAATAAGTTATGGAACAGACTACAACAACCTTAGTGCCTTATGATATTTATGATGGAGACATCCTAGATATTGAAAACGTGAATAATAAGTTGCTATGCACTTTTGTGCCAGAAGAAGGAATAGACTCCTTTATACAAGAGATAACCTCTCAGTATACGATCTTATACGATAAGATTTTTGTATTGCATGTGAAAGCACATGATGAATTTGTTTGTACCTACAATGTAGACCAGCCAAACATTACAAACATTCCAGGGAATACAATCCTGGTTCATAGAAAAAAAGAATCAAACACTCTATACACTATTAATGCTTTGAATGAATTAATTAAAAGCCTTAACGGAGGAGTGGTAGATACTAGGTTTAAAATAGACTGGCAGCATTATAAAAATACAATCCTACTAACCCAGCAAGGGGAGTTACGATTCTTAAAAACTAAAATACACAAGGTTTTTAACTTACCTGCAAGTTAATTCTATTTATACACATGGACAACTTTGATTTAAAAAAATACCTAATTGAAAATAGACTACGTCGAGAATCTGTTGATTTTAACAAATTAGAGGATGATAATGAATTTGATGATGTACCTTCTATAAAGATGCAAATTATAGATGATGGAGGTAGCAGTTCACCAATGGTGTTTTTTAAGATGAGCGCAATGTACCATGATGGTTCTAACGGTAAGATGGAAATCCTAAAAGATAACCCGGAACTACAACAAGCAGTTATGCTGACCTTACAAAAAGAATTTCAAAAAACATTCCGAAAAGTTATTCATGGTATATTAGGAAAACCTAACAACCTGCCAGAATAAGAAATTAAAGTTGCCTCTCAATAATAAGTTACATATATTTACATCGTTATGGATATTAATGCAATCAGAGCGAAACTAAACGCTCTACAAACTCAGCAAAGCCGTCCTTCCGGTGAGGCACGTAAGAATGCCTTCTGGAAACCTGCCGTGGGCAAGCAGACTATTCGTATTGTACCATCTAAGTACAATAAATCAAATCCTTTTTCTGAGCTCTATTTCCATTATGGAATAGACAAGAATCCAATCATTTCACCAACAAACTGGGGTGAGAAAGACCCTATCGTGGAGTTCGCCAAACAACTACGTCAATCTAAAGATAAAGAATCTTGGAGATTGGCCAAAAAGCTAGATCCTAAAATGCGTGTATTTGTTCCTATTATTGTTAGGGGTGAAGAAGCAGACGGAGTTAAACTTTGGGGCTTTGGTAAAGAGATCTACATGGAATTACTTTCTATGGTAGAAGATGAGGACATTGGAGATTACACCGACATCGTTGCCGGACGTGATCTAAATCTAACAACAGTGGGTGCTGATGTAACTGGAACTAACTTTAACAAGACTACTGTTAGAGCAAGAACCAAACAATCACCTTTGGCCGAAGATGAAGCAATGTTAAAAGCACTTTTAGATGATCAACCAGATCCTTTAAAAGCATTCTCTAGAATGTCTTTTGATGACATGAAATCAGTTTTGCAAAAATGGCTTGCACCTGAGGAAGAGGAAGGAGTAATTTCTTCTGAACCTGCTACAAACTTTGATGACGAAGCTGCTGCTCCTAAAGCTGCTACACCAGCTACACCTGCTGCAAACTTTGAATGGAAAGCACCGCAGGAAACTAAGTTCACTTTAGAGACACAAGGTAAAAAGGTTGAATCTAAAGCAGACAAGTTTGAATCTTTATTTTCAGACGACGACGACTTACCTTTCTAATTAAAGCATGGTTAAGAAAAAAAATTCATCATTAACGGAGGCAGTGTCTGCCGAACTTAAGAAAGGATTCTCTTTAGATAAGTTTAAAGAGAAGAAATTATTGACAGGTAACGTTCGTTTTAAAGACCAACAGTGGATTCCTTTATCACCCTCTTTTCAAGAAGTAACCTCTATTCCAGGTATACCAATGGGGCACATCGTAATGCTGAGAGGTCATTCCGATACAGGAAAAACCACAGCATTACTTGAGGCAGCAGTATCTGCACAGAAAGCAGGCGTACTTCCGGTATTCATTATTACGGAAATGAAATGGAACTGGGAACATGCCATGCAGATGGGCTTACAGGTAACAGAAAAAGTCGATGAAAAGACCGGTGAGATTGTTGATTATGTCGGACAGTTTGTTTATGTAGATAGAGAAACTTTAAACACAATCGAAGATGTTGCTGGATTCATTCTAGATCTAATTGACGAACAGAAGAAAGGAAGCCTACCTTACGACTTGCTATTCTTATGGGATTCAATCGGTTCAGTGCCTTGTGAACTTTCAGTACGTTCTAATAAAAACAATGCAGAATGGAATGCAGGTGCAATGTCTACACAGTTCGGCAACCTGGTTAATCAGAAGATAGTAATGTCTAGAAAAGAATCCTATCCATTCACAAACACGTTAGTGGTTGTAAATAAAGTATGGACTCAAAAACCTGAATCACCTATGGGACAGCCTAAACTGATGAACAAAGGAGGGTTTGCGATGTGGTATGATGCAACATTCGTTGTTACATTCGGAAATGTTATGAATGCCGGTACTTCAAAAATTAAAGCAATCAAAAATGGAAAGCAAGTGGAATTCGCCAAAAGAACAAACTTGCAAATTGACAAAAACCACATTAATGGAATTACAACCCGGGGTAGGATTATTATGACCCCCCACGGTTTCATCAACGATACTGAAAAAGATCTTAAGCAGTATAAAGATGCTCACTCAAAAGAATGGTCTGCCATTTTAGGTGGAAGTGATTTCGACGTGGTTGAAGAGAGCTTCGAAAATACATCTTCAGATTTCTTTCAGAGCGAACCAGAATAGTAAAAAAAAACAGTTTTTAGCTCTATTTATAATAGTAGAGTCGAGGCTACGTTTTACTGATTTGAACACTAAAGAAACTCTTGGTGAGTAAGGACCTCGACCCTGAAAGCCAGGAGTTTTTTATTTTATGAATTACAAACTAATTTACGAAAACCTAATTGCAAAAGCAAAAACACAACAAAGAGTAAAAAGCAAAGAATGCTACTACGAAATTCATCATATAAAACCTAGATCGTTAGGAGGTACTGGGAAGAATCACCAGTGGCGAACCCATCCCAACCTAGTCTTATTAACAGCAAAAGAGCATTTTATTGCCCACCTACTACTATGTGCAATATACCCTCACAATGAAAAACTAAAACAAGCTCTCTGGGCGTTAGTTAATGCAACAAAAGATAATCGGTACAAAGTATCTGCTAGGGTTTATGAAAGAACCAAGCA